TCCTATAATCTTTCGAGGGTCTCTTTGAGTACTCCCCTGTTTGTTACCTGGCTCAAAAGTTTCATAAGGATCTCTTTGGTAAGTATAATCTATACCGATTCCTCCTCTTGGCCCGACATCTAAACTTTCCACTCTTGCTGAGTTTGCAAATCTACCAGTTCTAAATCGTAGTGCTGGTGATGTCATTTTACTTGCTACCATTTGTGGTAACGCTTCGTTCAATAAGTTTCTAAGAACTATTGGACTTGGTTGTGTCATTCCCTGACCCCTACCTGAAGATGGTGTTGCTCTTACCTTTTTCTTCTTTCTAGCCTTAAATCCTAAACCACCTGCCACTAAGTTATTTAGTCCCTTGCCACCTTTTTGAGACTTATTACGAGTTGATGATTTATCCTTAGCAAGTTTATAAAGATTTTTATTTACCTTTAACCTCATATTTGGTGTAGTCTTATGGGTAAACAAATTATCTATTACTACTTTTTTAGCTATTGCACTAACCTTATCTATAGGTGCTGGACTATCTGCCCAAAAGTTTAACATTTTATTCAAAGGTAAAACACTTAGTAATGCTTTTAATACCTTCGGTATAACTGTTAACTGGTCATTAAATAAGTCATATATAGCTGCATCTAATGTACCTGAATTTAGGTGATCATTTGGTCTAATAGTATGCTGTACTAATAGTCCTGCATGTATCCCTCTTGCTTTAAAGTTTCCTTCAAATCCTATTTCTTTACCAAAAAACTTATTATACCAACCCTTAGTCCACCACATCTGTAGTTTCATTAACTTGCCTGTACCGATTTGACCGTCTTTAATTTTCAGCATATCGGCTGCCCAGTCATTAAGTATTTTATCAATTCTTTGGTTAGCAACTGTACCTTTTGCACCTTTACCGCCCTTTTTCATCATGTCTTTAGACTTCTGGCGATGCTGAGGGCTTCTAGGGTATTTCTGTCCCTCTGTAATTTGTGCGTCTATCTCTGCTTGAGTAAAACTATCCGTATCAGGGAAGTTTCTCTCTCCACCACCACCGGCCGCGTGAGCATTTAGTAGAGTATTCGCTATAAATACTTTCTGATCTCTAGCCGCTTTTCTTAACTTTCTTTTTACGTAGTCTGCAACAGCGTTCTGCGTAGCTTTAGGAGCCTTACTAGTAAGTGCAATATACTGTATTAAAGTAGTATCACCATTAAAAATTGGGTCAGTTTGAAACTTAGCTGCTCCTGTTTCCCCTTTCTTTATTAGTGAGTTAAAGTATGCCCACCACTTGTCTAATATGTCAATGTCAAAGTCGTCAAACTCAAATTGCAGTTGCTCTAATTCTCCTGCCTTTCGTACTTTGTCTTTTAAGTACTCTCTATAATCTTCTTTCTTTACTGTAATAATACCTTGAACATATGTGTCCAGTACTATTGCTCTATCAATCTCTTCAAATAGTTTGTCAAGGTTTTTCTTGGCTAACTTATAGCTCATTACACCACGACTCTATACAAGTCTAGTACTCTTTTGATGTGGTCAGGAAAGTCAGAACTTGTTCTCATTCCTGATGTACCTTGGTTTTGCATCGTTGCTCCACCTAGAGTCTGTCTTTGCTTATGCTCATCTTTTAAATAATAAGTAACTAAATCAAATATAGCAAGTTTTAAATCTCTTGGGCACTCTGAGTACCCCGCATTATATGTAATTCTTACTGCTCCAACACCTTTAGCCCAGTTCTTCGGATTTCCGTTGTCACTAGTTCTAATAACTGCATCTGCATCTGTATCAACATAATACTCATAATTGCCTGTGGTTAAAGTGGTATAGGCTCCACTATATGTTGTGCGTTCTTCAACTAAATCTACGACTGTTATAGGACTCTCACTTAAGATTAAAGTATGGGTATACCTATCTTCTATAGTAAAGCTCTCTACTTTGTTCGTTGATATATAGTCTACAAACGATGTTCCGCAATATTTTTTAACAAGATCGGATATTTGAGGAACTAAGACATTCAGACGGTCGTCGTCTTTCTCGCCTCTTATTCCTTCAGCGTCTTTGTATTCATTAGTAGTAATTAAATCTGCCATAATATTATTAAAAAATATTGCGGTGGGGTTTAACCCCCACCACAAAAAGTTTAGCTATTAACTAGCTTTGAACTTATAAGCCCACTTAGAAGTAGCACCATCGATTAGATCGGTGAAACCAATTCTTTGTGAAGCAACAAGAACTCGTCTTTGGTTAGCAACTTCATAGTCTGACTCAATTGTCACACCACGTAGTCTAGGCATTACGTAGTTTCTTGCATATACTGCAATCGCTCCGTACCCATTAGCTGCTTGAGCAGGGAATTCGTCACAGAGTAAAACTCTTGAGCCAAATACCTGACCAATCTCACCAGTGAGTTTAGTAGCCATATCACCAACTAGATTAGCATCTTGGAATTCTGCATCTTCTAGTAATTGGAAGTAAGCGCTTTGTGAAACAATATAAGTTACGTCGTTAGGATTAACACCGTATTTGCCCATATTCTTTCTCATGCTTAGCAATTCTGCAGCAGTCAGAGTGTCAGTTGCAACAGCTGTTGCTGACTGAGTTTCATCACTATCTGCTGATGCCATTTTGATAAGACCATCAAAAGTTCCTGATGTATAAACACCAGTAGCATGGTTACCTAATAGTAACGCATTCTCAATACCTTTTGCGTGTGATCTAACAATTGATTCCCTGATTAAAGGAAGAATTGGCATGATTGCATCTTCTTCAGTCTCATTACCTAAGTATGATTGTGAAATAAGTTTGTGAGTTGATAGAGTTTTCTCTGTCAAATCAATACCACCGAAAGGTGCACCATAAGTGTCGCCTGTCTGTGCTAAGTTACCATGTGGAGATGATCCACTGGCTGTTTGTGCTGAAGCAAATTCAGCATATCCGGAATCCGGAAGGATAGGGATAATCATGTTAGCGGAATTCATTTGAATTTCTCTAAACAACGGCGCTAATACTAGCGAGTTTTGAATATCTCTTTCAACGTTAGTTGATACCACTTGTTCGAAGTCTGCACTAGAAACGCCAACACCTGAGTGTGCGTTAATTTTTTCCATTACGCTTTTAGCGTAAGGAGTGTCGAGTCCTCGGCCAGTTGCAAGACCTAAGATCTTTGCATCTACTATGTCGCCTTCGAAGGCTTCTTTCCAGTTTGAGTTACCTCTATCTTGGAAAATTCTTTTTGATTCGCGCATAGCTTGAATCTCTTCAGATTTTTCTGATAGTTCGGATTGTAGTTCCTTGACAACTGACTCTAGGTCTCCTTGTCTTTGTTCTACTTTCTTGGCAACATCATTAATGAGCTTCTCAGCTCCAGAGATTGATGATTTAACAACAACCTTTTGTTTTTCCTGTTCAGCTTCTATTACAGCTTTCTCTGCAACGTCTGCATCAGCTTGCGCTTTTGCTTCGATTTCATCGTTAGCTTTCTGCTCGGCTTGTTTCATTGCAATGCTAGTAGCAGTTTGATCTGCAACTTGCTTAGCGAATGCTTCAAGGTCGAACTCAGGGCTTACTACAGGAGTTTTCTTTTCTTCTGACATTTTCGTCTCCGTTTTGTCGGCTTTTGCCTTACTTGACTGCTCAATCTTTGCGTTAGCGTCGATTGAGGAAGTCTCTTTAATAAAGTCTTTTTTGAACGAGTTGTACTCTTCCATACTATCAAATGATTTTGCTAGAGAGAAGACTGCGTTTTGGTTACAAGGAACCGAAACTACAGACACTTCAAACAGTTCTGCGTCCTTTATCGTATATCCATCGGTTTCAGTTACATATTCAGCGTCCTTGACTTTGAAACCAACAGAAAAAGCTCCAAGTACGCCATCTTTAATAAGATCTTTTATTTCGCCAGCTGATTTCGAGATACGAGCTGTAAGCTCTAATCCGTTCTCGCTGACTCCAATTTCTTTAGCTCGACCAATAGGTCGATCATAGTTATGATTAAACAAAATTACTGGATTGTTTTTAAAGTTCTCCAATCCACCTTTTGTCCAAGCACCACTTTCAATAACATCACCAGCACGGTCTAAAGAGTTCGTACTAGCTGATCCTTTGATATCTAGTCCGCCATCTTCATCTTCTGATAACATCTTGAAAGAATTAGTCCAATGAAAAATTTTCTCCATAGTTAATCCTCCTTCTTAACCTTTGCCTTTTTAGGCGCAGGTGCTGGAGTTTCCACTACAGTAACTTTTATTGGAAATCTGTATTTCGCAGCTGATAATACTCTATTCCATGAGCCATACTTCCTTCTTAGAAGGTAGTCTCTCACAGGAGCTTTCTCGTCCGCTTTATATTCTGGTAGGCTAATAGTATCTACATTTTTTGCTTGCATATACTCGCTTAAAGCCTTTAGCATCATATTTTTTGTCATAATTATTCCTCTGCGGGTGGGGTTTCTTCTGGTCTGCCACCTTGCTCTGGATTTGCGGCTGAACCTGCAATATTTGCAGGAACTCGCGGTGTATCAAATCCGTCAATCGTCTCAAGTCTCAACGCCTCCCTTGCTTCATTCGGTGTTAATATTCCCGTATTGACAAGTGTAGCGTAGTATGCTGCCTGATCTTTCAATTCAGGCTGAAGAGCTGGCGCGTTGCTTACATCTTCATTCAGTTTAAAACCGAAGAACCTCTCGAAAGCATACCCTATTTTTCTAATAATAGGTAGTATGGTTTCTAAATAGTACAGACGGTGATTAGGTCTAATGTTTGCATTATTCCCTCCGTCCAATAAAATAGGTGGAATCCCCATAGCTTCTAGAATAATTCTTTCATTTGACTTAATAGCCTCTTGAAAGTCTAAATCCTTAAAGTTGACTTCCGTCAAGTTTTCCACTTCTAATCCACCATCAAGGAATAACGGTCTACGACCTCCTGATTGTGGGTTATACCTAGCTACCCAAGCCTGTAACATTCTTTCTTTAATTTTTTCTGAAAGAGTATTAGGCGACTTAAGCACTAAACCTGGTACTGCTCCATTCTTGAAGAAGTTATCTTGGAATCTTCTCATACTTCCAAGTAACTGCATGGTTCTCCATGCTGGCTTCAATCTAGGAACACCTCTATAAATAGAGTTGAAACTGTTTTCTTTTATGTGAATTATCTCACTAGGACTATAGTTTATGCTGTGGTCATACACAAATTTCTCTATGTAGTTCTTTTCGCTAGTCTCTATAGTTACATGTTCTGCTGGTAAATGATATAAGTGCGCTCCGTCAAAATAAATAAAGATGTTACCATCTATAAGTAGGTCAACGATTAAGTTTCTTTTAAATGCGCTTATATCTTGAAAAGGGTTAGGTTCTACATTAAGTAGTAAATTGAGCTTACTTCGTCTAATATTCTTTACGACATTACTCATTCCTATTATTTTCTCACCAACATCAAACGGTATATCCGCTGAGTCGTCCACTATCATGTTGACTGCGCGGTTTACTACCTCTAATTGTTCGTAAGCATTTCTATAGTTTGTTACAACTTCTCGAGAACTAAGTGAGCCACCTTCATCTCCAGCGATATAAGACTGAGCAGGATTTAACTTCTCGTATTCTTCACTCGCTGTAAGGGTAGGGCCTCTACCTATTATTCTGTCATACCATGCCATATTTGTCTCTCTGTATACTCACCCATCTTTCTTGTTTTCGTGCTGTCACTACTCGTGGGCGTTTGCCGTAGATGGAGTGTAGTTTCATATGATGTTCGTGACATAAAGTAACAGCTGCTTCGTAAATTTCTTTGTTGTGTTCGGCTATAAACTCTTCCCGAAGATTCAATATATCTTCTTCTCCAGTTATTTTAATCTTATTCTTTCTCAGCCAAATTTCTAATAATTCTGTTAGACCATGGAAATGATGGAAATCTAGATTCTGCGTAGATTTACAGATAAAACATTCCGTCCCTTTGTCGTATTTCGACTTAGCCTTGTCCCGAACATATTTAACTAGATCTCGTTTTAGTTCCATAACTTATTCCATTCATTAAATTATACTATCTTTTGGGTATGTTGTCAAGAAGTATTTTTGTGCGGTGGTCATTAGAAGCTAGTGACACTTGTCTCAAACGAGTACATCGCGTACCGCAGTGCATCAGCCATGTGAGAAGCATGGTTGTGTTTTGGCTTCTCTCTCAGTAAGTTAGGATTGGGATCCCACTGGTACTGGTCAAGGGAGACTAGACTCTCGTGACATCTTTGATCAACTATTAAGTTATCATTATCACAGATCGCTGCTACGTGACCAATTCCATCAAGTACTGATTTCTTTGCATTAATAGTACTAATATCGTAGTTTTGTGCAAAGTCAAATCTTGTTTGCTGTGCGGCTGAATCTATGTAAATATAGTCTATGTTCCACTTATCTACAAGTTTGCCTATTTCTCTGGCGTGTTCTTCTGTAGTTTTTTCTGCGTTAAAGTATTCATCTAGTAGATAATACTTTCTAGCGTCCCAGTCGTATGCTAGTACACAGAAAGCTGTGGGGTCTTTGAAACCTACGTCCATTCCTGCGAATATATCCATACCTGTCAAATCTAGCTCACACAGGTCTTGTTGGCATTTCTCCATATTGAATCCCCATACCTGTCCTTCAAATACATTAAAGTCTGCCATATATTCCTGATTGAATTCGCTTTCCGACATGGTTTTCCGTGCTTCAGCAATATCTTCATCAGATATACGTGGGTTTTCATGGTAGGTAGCTTTAACACTAGCCCATTCTGGAAAGTCTCCTGAGAAACCTCTGTGCCAGAATTCCGCAAACCAGTTATTCCTACCACGTGGGGTAGATATAAATATGGCTTTTGAGTTTTCTTTGTCTAGTGTAGGTCGTAATGCGACGTTGAAAGCGTCGCGGCCATCCACGAGGGCAGCTTCGTCGAAGATGATGAGGTCATAGGACCTACCAACGACTGAATCCACCTGATTAACCGATCCCATACGGATCGTAGAATTGTTCGAAAGTTCGATAACTTTATCTTTTGCATTGTCTTTAATTACCTCTAAGTCAAAGTGCTTGATTAGTGTTCTCTGAAGGTCAAATGATATCTGGGACAATGAGTAGTTAGGCGACATAAGTAATACATTAGCTCCTGGAACAAGACAAACTAATTGTCCTATTACATTGGCTATGTATGTTTTTCCTTGCCTACGTGAGACTGCCGCAGTAACAAAACGATACTTCGGATTATTGATTGAGTTGATTATGGCTTTCTGAGTAGAATTAGGTTCTATACCTAATAAGTCCATATAGCCACCTATTGGGAGTTTGATGAATCTGCGTTCATCATAGTTCATGAGTTCGTCAGACAGTATGTCTTTTCTTGATATTTCTAGCATTAGTGAATCGTTTCTTGTGTAAAGAAGGATTCGATGTCGTCTAGCATGCCTTTCTCCTCTACTACGTTGTAGAGGTACATGAAAGCAAGAGCTACATTTTTCATGTCGGTCTCTTTTCGAGACAGTTCTCTTTTGGTTTCTACCATGTTGATAGCGGCTGTGAAAGTGCTAGCATTAACTATACTTTCTTGCAACCAAAGTGTTCTTCCGTCCACTGCTTTCATATATTTCTCCGTTTGTTTATCGTCTAGTATTAATTGGTACACCCTTAACGGTGGCTGCTGAGGCATAAATTCTGTCCTCCATATCTTTAGATATGTACTCTGTAGCTCCTGCTTCAAGAGTAAATGCACCCTGCACAACTGTGCCCGATGCTCCATTAAGTATTGTAACTGTTGCTTCTGCTGCACCTAGGTTTGTAACCCGTACTTCTGAAGCTGACTCAAAGTTACTGGCTGCACCAGTAGTTGTTGCCATTGCGGCTTCCGCCCCTATAAATCTTGTTGACATATAATTTCTCCAAATCGCTTATTTGCGACCTTTCCCGTTTTTCTTCTTCCACTCTATAGCTCGTAGTCTTTGCTTCGCAGCTTTTTTAGTTTTAGAAGTTCCAGGAGTATTTTTTATTTTCCACCCCTTGTTTACTTTAACAAGAGACATGAGTTAAAAGTTCTTTGCAACAAAGAACGCTGCGCTATCAGTAAACTGTCCATGTCTAGCTGTATCAAGAACTTCCATTCCTAATGTCCAACCTTTCATGTCTTTACTAACAGTTAGCATTTGATATGTTGAATCGTCCCAGCGTACACCATGTCTAACTACAACGTCCACCCAAGTAATAAAAGGCATCATTAAATTGACTTCCTTATAATTCATCTCGTGGTCATTCATGTCAGTCCATACTGCCATACTGATCCAATGGTTTCCGCCTTTAACGTACCATTCTTCAACCTTATCTACCATCTTATCGTCATACCTATATTGGATAACACCTACATCTACCCAGAGTTTATCTGTTAGATTTAGCATGTAGCCGCCAAATAAGTCGTACTCGTAGTTAGCATCGCCGATACCATCTACTTGACCTACCCAAGCTCCTCCATAGAGACCATTCTTTTCGAGCTGTAACCAACCCTGTAATGATGAACTACCCATTGTTTGACTCTCGCCTCTAAATAGATAGTCACTATACATTCCCATACTGCCCGATACATCTGCAAAAGCAAGTGTTGGTAGCATTAGTAATGTTGCTAATAGTTTTTTCATTTCTTTCTCCCTATTATTGCTGAGAGCAGAGCCTCGCGGTTTTCGCCACGAGGTAAAGCTGTCAACTCCTTAGTTGTGAGAAGGCGATGCAACTTTTGACGTTGCTTGAATATGAGTATCGCAGTAGCCCTCTCAATAGCGAATATCATAGGTGGTAAAGATAATTTCTCTTCTAATCTTCTTTGTTCAGCTGTTTGCATAACAGCCTCCTTAAGTTAATCAAGTAAAGGATTTCGATCTTTAGCCTTACCAATGTTTAATGCAAAGCGGTCAATCCATTTATAAACCTTTGCCCATAATTTATCATCAGCTGGTGTGTCAGTCATCATTACAACGGCTGAACAGATGGTGATTAGTATTGGCAAGACTTGGATTAGCCCCCATACGAATTTTATTAATTCAAAAAACATTCTATTCTCTCCCAGAAGGGTACTCCTTCTCTTTTGCTACTTATTTGGCCCTAGTGCAACAGGTCTGGCCATTCCGCCAGTTGCATACACAGAAGCGCTAGAAGCGTATAATTTATGGAATTGTCTCCTCTTCCAAAAAATCATTACTTCACCTGCCAGCATACGGATACTTCCGACTACTGTTGGTGATTCACCACTTGAACAATAGTAAACAGTTTCTGTACTTGAAGATTCATTTACTAATCTTATATACGTCAATCTGTCTCCACATGTTACTGAGGTTTCTAGTGTGGTGGGTAAAGCAATAACTGCTTGTCCCGGTGAAAATGCTAACATTTTACTTTCTCCTTTTTACCATTTGACTTTGTTCGCCCAATAAGCGGCGGACATTTTACCTTTCGCAATATTCTTTGCGTGCCTAGCTTTAAAACTTTTACGTTTCATCTTCATTCTTCGAGATTCGCCAGCCTTAGGTTTCCCTGCTGTACTAGCTCCTTTCTGTCCGAAACGTATAGTCTTGATTCGACTTCCGACCTTAGCCACAACAATGTGCGACTTAGTCCTATGTCCAGGTGTTCTCTTAGGCTTATTGAATCCTTTAACACCTGCTCTTTTAATTCTGGGATCTCTTTTACGACCCTTGGTTGTTCTACGTCTTCTTACGGCCACGTCTTGCTCTCCTTCTTCGAACTACAGTCTTAACCATTGTAGGTTTACCACCTACTCCTTGGCTCTTTGAACGTTTGCGTCTTACCGCTGACGTTCTTTGACTCTTGCTCATTCTTGCAGCTTTAGCTGCTGGTACACACTTGGGGTAGCCTTTTCGCCCTTTCTTGGCTTTCTTTCTACCGCATTTCTTGTAGCCGCCGCCTTTTTTGGGTCTAGATATATCTACCCAATCTTCTTTGAACCATTTAGTAAGTCCTCCGCTAGCCACGTCTGTACTTACCTCCTGCCTTCTTGTACATTCTTACAAGATAAGCATTTGCGTATGCGGAAGGATATACTGCAAACTTTCGTTTTGTAGCAGATTTTACCCTTGCGTATAGCTTTTTATTAGTAGGTACGTTACGTTTTTTTGCAGTTGACTTTCTTTTTCTGCGTTTAGCTGCCATTTACTTCTTTTTCTTCTTTTTACGAAGAGCTGCCATAAATTTAGCACCCATTCCTTTTTTCTTTTTTCCGCCTTTTTTCTTCTTAGGACGACCTCTGGTCTTCCCATAAGTTCCTTTACCTGATGGCATAGTTACTTCCTATTCCCCGAAGGGCTTAGCTTATCGTCTTAAAGAGCTGGGTAGTTTACCGTATCCTCTTTTCTTACGTTGAAGCTGTTTCTTCCTAGCTAAAAGTAGGTTGCGTCTGATGTCTCGTTGTTCAACGATTTCAACATCAGCTTCAGTTACTACTTCCTGCTTCTCTAAATCTTCTTTAGTCATTTGCGAACTCCATCGCTGCTTCTTTAGAAGCAAATTTAAATTGCTTTCCGTCAGGGTTTACGACGCAGTGTGACCCACGTTTCAAATAGTAACCCCAGCCTTCTGGAAAGTCTGGTTTCTTTTTAGATACGGCTTTTGTATCTGGTGATTTTCTGATATCTTTCTTATCGTAATCTTCTTTCATTTTGTCTCCTAGTGCATTGACAGGATAGTGATTATCACGCCTGCTGCTCCTACTATAATGGTGCCTGCTGCTCCGATTAGTATTGTTTCAATTCGTGTTATTGTTGATTCAACATTATCAAACCGCTGAGCGCTCCGTTGTTCTATTCCTTGAAGCTGATTGAACACCGTTTTCCACCGTTCGGCACATATCGCTTCATGTTTTTCTAGCTCTGCCGCCAGTTCTTCAGTATTCATTTACCATCTCCTTGATAGCTCTGCATATATTCGTACACAATTTAAAT